TTGGGCACGTACTCGACTGTCGTTCGCTGGCCCCATACGCCGGTCGTTCGCTCGACGCCGGCACCCCTGATCCGGTAGTCGGTATCGGTAAGCTCCGTGGCCGAGTCGAGGTAGATGTCCGTCACCAGGGTGATGGACAGGGGCTCGGACAGGAGCGGGAGTCGGGTCAGGCCCGCCGCGTAGACCGTCTCGGTGGCCTGATACGGCGGGCCGACCCGCTTCTCGATAGCCTGCTCGTTGGCGTCCAGCATGATGCGCAGCACGTCATCGTTGAGCGCAACCTCGTCGGCGACGTGCTCGCGGAACTGGGCGACAGTGAGCAGCATTCGAGCTACTTCTTGTCGACCTTGCCGTGGCCGACCACCTTGCCGTCAGCGTTGACGACGTCGATGTTCGCGCCCTTGTAGCCTGCCTTGCCCCGCTTGGTCGACTGCTGGGGCAGGATGATCTTGCCTGTCGTACTTGCCACGTTGGCTCCCTTCTCGAAGCTGATTGGCGGGAACACCAGCGGCGTATGACCGCAGCTGCTATCAGGTGCCCCGCATACCTGGCACGGGTAGCTCATGCCGTTCTGTCAGGTCAGGACTAGCTCGCGTCCCACTCGTCGAGCGTGACCTCGACGAAGGCGGCCGGGAAGTAGATCGGGAATGCGATCCGCTTCTCGAACAGGATCACGGCCAGGTTGCGGATGAAGAAGTCCGCGTGCTGCTCCGCGACCCGGATGGACAGGGGCTCGCGATCGAAGATCGTGGCACCCATCCGACCACCGACCAACGCGGTGCCCTCGGCCATCGCCTCGGACTCCACGCGGGGCAGCTTCCAGATCGGAGGCGAGTCCGCCCCGCCACCGATGGCGAACGGATCGCCGGCGCGGTAGCGGCCTTCGTTGTCCTTCATCAGGTCGTACTCTTCCGAGTCGACCGGATTGACGATGACGAAGGTCGGCGGGATGCGGCCGACACCCTGGCGCGCCATGCGACGAGCCGTGCGGATGCCTTCGAGGTTGGCCAGGTCGCCCCCGTCGCCGGTCAGGTCCAGCGTCTGGAGCCCTGTGTTGCCGTCATCGAGCAGGCCCGTCAGGTTCGGGGCCGTCCCGTCGCCGTTGAGCAGCTCGTCCTCTTCGGCCAGGTCCACCATCGTGGTGCCCTGGTTGTCGATGAGCGACCGAATCTGGTCGATGTCCGACAGGGACTGACGGGTGACCGCCAGCCACGTGGCGATCCACGTTGCGGGCGACGTCCGCTCTTCCATGCGGAAGCTCGACTGGGGCTTCGCGCCGTTGTTCACGGCGGTGGCCTGAGCGACCGCAGCGGCCGCGTTGTCGAAGCCGACGACCGCCAGGTAGTCGACCCCGTTGCCGGCGCTGAGCGTCTCATTCGGGAACAGGTCCCGGATGGTCAGCGGGCGCTGGGGCAGGGGCAGGACGCCAGGCAGGCGCACGTTGCGCACGACCTCGGACCCGCCGGTGCCGGTGTGGATGATGTCGCTCGCGGCCGCCCCGATGCGGGGTCCGACCACGATCGCGCCGGTGTCGAGCTTCGAGCCAGGGATGCTGAGCTTGCCGCTGGCAATCAGGTCCTTGTACTCGGCCGCCTCGACGAAGCGCTGGCCTGCCGAACGGGAGTCATCCTCGCCCGCGACGACGGTCTGGAAGCGCATCGCCTCGCCCGTCATCTTGCCCGAGTAATACTCCCACGCACGCTGAGCGTGACTGACGTTGCCGTCGGTCGTCTCGGCCTTCGCGCGCTGCTCGTCGAGTGACGCGAACTCGGCCATCGTGGCGTTGTACGCGTCCTCGTTCTCGGCCGCTACGTTGCCCTCGGCGTCTGCCAGGGCACGAGCTTCCGTCAGCTTGGCGAGGGCCTGCTCGCGGAATGCTTCCGCCTTGCCCATCTGTGGTTCCGTCCTTTCGCTAGGTCTAGTCAGTCAGGGAATAGCCACCGCGCAGGGCCGCCTCGATAAGCTCGAGTCGGACGTTGCGGCGAGGGGCTGGCTCGGGCTCCGGCAGGGGCTCCGGCTCGGGCTCACCGAGGACCGCCTCGATGGAGTCCAGCGCGGGGCGCAGGGCCAGGAGTAGACCAAGCTGCTCCGTGGTTGCCTCGGAGAGTCCGCGACCTTCCTCGGCTCGCATCTCGGCTCGATTCCGAGCGTGCTCTGCGATGGCCGCCACCTCGGCTGCTACCAGCTCCAGCTTGGGGCCGAACGGCATCCCTGCTACCAGGGACACGATCTCATCATTGGTTACGCCTGTCAGTCCCGCAGACGGGACAGGAGCAGGACCGCCACGAGCCAACCGGCGAACCGTGGCATCGAGCGTGCCCACTCGATCGGCCAGCCCTGCGGCGACCGCCTCTTTGGCCAGGAACATCCGGCCGTCACCGAAGCTCGACCGGACCGTCTCGACCGGGACCTTCCGGCCTGCCGACAGGTCCGCGTGGAATAGCGCCTCCATGCCCCTGACCTTGGTCATCAGGTCCTCGAGCCCTTCCTCGCTGATGGGGTCGCCCCCGAACCCGTCGAGCTTCGCCTGGCTGGTGGCCACGAGAGTCCGCTTGATCCCAGCCTGCTCTCGAGCTCCTGAGTCGTCGATGTGCCCGCCCACGATACCGACCGAGCCGACGGTGCCCGACGGAGTGACCACGACCTCGTCGGCCTGAGCAGCGATCCAGTATGCCGCCGAAGCCATCATCGTGTTGGCCACCGCGACGATCGGCTTGTCCCCGCCCCTGGCCGCCCGCACCTCGGCCGCGAACTCGGTCACGCCGTCGACTGCTCCACCAGGAGAGTCGAAGTCCAGCACGACGGCCGCGATCTCGGGGTCCGCCATCACCTCGCGGAACTGGGCCGTTAGTTGCTCGAGTGAAGTCCCGCCGGACATCTGGCTCATCAGGTTGACCCGTTGGCTGATGATCCCGTAGACGGGCAGGACCGCGACCATGCCGTTCTTGCGGCCGCGTCGTGGACCACGCTCGGCCGCGTCGAGGCGCGCCTGTATCTCCTCGTCCGAGAACGCCACGCCCTCGGCCCTCATCATCACCACGTCCATGATCGTGTCGAACGTGGCAGGCAGGATCGCCCACGGCTGGTCGTAGATAGCCCGTAGCACGTGCTGGTACTTCATGTGGATACTCCTGCAAGCTCCGGTATCAGTCCCGGCTTGTGCCCGTTGGTGCTGGCTGGATGGTGCGAAGCATACCGCCCCTCGTTCCTGGCCGAGATCGCTGCGAAGGCGGCCGCGTCAGACGTGGCTGGGCGGGGCTCGCCCTTCGGGACCTCGAGAGTGGCCAGCGGCCGGAGGTACACCTCGGGTCCCTGGTCGACAGGCTGGCCGGTCGTGCGCTGGAAGTCCTGAACGGTGATGAGCCCTGACCTGGCAGCGGACTCGGCCCGCCGCCAAACCTCGTTCCATGCCTCTTGCATAGCCGACGCCTGAGTCCAGTCGAAGCGCACGTCGAGCGGGTCCGACTCCAGGTCCGCGAACTCGTCCAGCAGCTGAAGCTCAAGCTCGGCCGCGACTCCCCGCTGGTCAGGAATGATCGCCTCCTGGTAGGCCGCCTTGCGCGCCTCCCCGAAGTTGGTGAACGTGCTGCGGTCGAGCCCTGCCCCGAGCCCTGCCACGACAGCGGCCACGCCCACGACTCCCGAGATGCGTTCCTCGGGTAGCTTCCGCAGGTCGCGCAGCTCCATCTGCTGGGGGTTGAACGACAGGACCTTCACATCGGTCGGGGCCGTCATCACCAGGGGCTCGCCGCGGCGGTCGCCGCCGAACTTCTCCATGAACGCCGACTTCACCTCTTCGGGCTTGGTGATGCGGCCGCCTGACCCGCTCGTGTTGGCAGGCGCGATGATGACTCCTGGCACGCCCAGGTTACGGAGCAGGCTGGCGGTGAAGTTGCTCGCCTCGTCGTCGGTGAATATCTCTCGGAACAGGGACGCGAAGCGGCTCCTGCCCTTCCTGACGTTGCGCGGGTCGATCCCATCACGGAAGTGGACCACGTCCGAGGGGCTGAGCTTCCATATCTTCCCGGACTCGTAGGCGTACTCGTAGTGGCTGATGAACACGGTCGGGTCGTCCTGCGGCCAACGGGGCTCCATCAGCATCGCCGGTGCGTACCACAGACGTCGCACACGACCGGAGCCGTCGCGTTCCTTGATCCAGTACCCGTCGCCCGTCACGTAGCGGTCCACGATCGTGGCCATCCACAGGATCACGCCGCTGTACCAGGGGTTGGGCCGCTCGAGCAAGTTGAGCATGGCGCCAGGTCCTGTCGCGCTCCTGCGGATCACGGTCGGCGGCGCTCCTGGTGTCTCGGGCTCCCGCACGATCTGGACGGGAGCTTCCGGGAAGTTACGCGCGATCCAGCCGATGACGGCCGCGACCGCCGAGTTGCCCATCGGGTCGCCCACCTCGCGCCGGTAGTCGAAGCGCGACCGCGCCATGAGCAGGGACCAGCCTGCCCTGCCGCTGGCGAACAGCATCTGGACTGAGCTCGACACCGACTGGCCGACTGCCGAGGTGAAGCCGAAGACGGCCGCGCCGAGCCTGCTCATGCGGCCGTCCAGACTGACGTGCCCACGCCCTCGGCCAGCGCATGGGTACGCGCCTCCCATGCCAGGATCAGGCCGACGCCGGCGTCGATCCAGTCAGTCGAGTCGGGCCGTTCCTTCGCTACGCGCCACATCGGGGTACCGTCCTCGTCACGCTGGGCCAGGTCGATCCGGTGCGCGTTGCCGAGATGGCGCGTGAGGCGCGCGTCGCCGCTATGGGTGATCTGGCTCGAAGCGATGGCGTTCGAGAGTCCACGACAGGCCCGAGCCATGTGAAGGGTCCGGTACGTGTACCACTCGACAACGCGGTCCGGCCCGTATTCCGCCGCCCACTTCGCAACGTAGGACTCCCACTTCGGCGGGTCGGCGTACAGGCGCCATACCGCGTAACGTGAGAATAGGTCATCGAGGGTAGCTTCGACCTCGTCTGTCGGCACCTGCCACTTCGTGACCTGGCGCAGGGGCCGTTCCCACAGTCCTGCCACCCACACGTGACCCTCGGCCACGTCGGCCGCGATCAGCGCCGTGGAGTCAGCGAACAGGGACCCGTCGAAGCCGAGCACGATATCGGAGCCCTCGGGCGTGACGTACTCTCGCGCCAGCGTCTTCCACTGCTCGACGTCGAATGCCTGCTCCTGGCCCCGCACCATCCGGTTGAGCCAGACTCGTTCGAGGTAGCTCCTGTCGGCACCGGGGTCGTCCCACTGCTCGACGATGCCCTCGATATCGGACCATTCCGCGATAGGCCCCGACGCCTCCAGCACGGCTGCACGGATGCCCTTCCTGGTGGTCAGGTCGTGCCCGTCGCTGGCCTGACGGTGGAAGTAGAACAGGCGGGAGTCTGCGACCTTCGCCTCGGCTACCTGGTTGGCATAGTCCCGCGTGGCCTCGGCCACTGACCCGGTGCCAGGCTCCGCCGCCGTTGTCGTCTCGAGCGCCCACGGATCGGCCATTCGCCGCTTGGGCAGGTTGGCCAGCATCGTGCGATGCGTCTCGCGCTGGCGGGGCAGGACCAGGCGGTGCGTCTCGTCGAATAGCTCGAACGTAGTCCTGGCCCCATCTCGACTGTCGGGCGTGGTGGCCAGCGAGACCGCCTTGCCGTCGCCTCCGATACGGGCGATACGCTGCTTGCCGATATCGAAGCTACGCGCCAACGGGCCCTCTTGGATCATCACCGTCAGGGCGTTGTAGGCGAGCTCGTCGCTCTGCTCTTCCGTGTAGGCGATCATGGGGATGTACGGGTCGGTGACGGGTCCGCCGACAGGCTCCCAGTGACGGCCCACCTTCCGCCACTCGACAGTCCTGACAGGTCCGTCCGAGGCGAGCTCAACCGCAGCCAGGGCGGCCGCAAGCTCCGTCTTGGCCGAGCCCTTCCGCAGGCTGATCGCGACTCGCCGGTAGCGTCGCCTGCCCTCCGTCTCGTGGCCCTTCGGGTAGACCTCGTACATCCGGTAGATGAGCGCGCGCTTCTCGGCGTCCAGCACGTAGGCTTGGCCCCGCAGGTCGCCAGGTCCGTGGACTAGGTTCGTCTCCATCCACTCGCATACTCCTGCCCCGAGCGAGGGCCACGGCGTGCGGTCCAGCGGCGGGACCATGAACACGCTCACGGTATCCAGCCCAACCCGAACGCGACCAGGACCAGGAGCGCCGCCCCGAAGGCGAGGTACCAGCCCCACCCGAGGCTATCGTCGTGGTCGTTCACAGGAGCAGCGCCCCGAGGATCAGGCCCACCACGAAGCTCAGGACCAGGAACCCGCAGCCGAGCGCCGTGCCGTCTCTCACGAGATGGCCTTGAGGCTCCTGCGCGGGTCGGCCACAGGCTCGGTCGGGGGCTTGCGGCTGGCTCGTTTCTGCTCGGCCGTCTCGCCCCGCTCGATCTCCCACTGGAGTCGGCGGCGGTCCAGGGGCGACAGGCCGAAGCCCGCTGACTCCTGCCGTATCTCGGCCGCTAGACCGATAATGGGCTTGCCGGCATCGGACGCCTTCCAGAACTTGTCGAACAGGTTGAGCAGGAGCCGGAGCCGATGCACGTCCTCGGCGGTGTACTCCGCTGCCATCGGGGAGTCCCACAGGTCATCCCAGAAGTCGAGCGCGAGCTGGTGCCACGCCTGACCCTCGGGAGCTTCGGGCAGGGCCTGACGAGCCTTATTCGGTGACTGTTGGAGCGTGACACGACGGGATCGGGTCAGGATGCCGAGCGGCTTCTGGGGCTGGTTCGGCATCAGGCCCCAATCCTCCCACGCAAAAGTCTGGGCAGCGACTCT